TAGGCAGGAACATACCGCCCAAGAAGCGGCACTTAGCGCAGTCGTGTTTCCATTTAGCTCTCATGCTTGTCCTCCTTCTGTGAATACTCTGCGGTAGAAGATGCGTGCATACCGACTGTCCTCACTCTCATCGGGGTACAGCTCACGAGCGTGCTTCTCGGCATCCATCTTGTACATCCATAGCTGGGGCTTACCAAAGTCGGTGTCGTCACCGCTCACATACCAAACTTGATACTCTTTCATTTCATTTCTCCTGTGGCTAGTAGCGGGAAGGTGCGCGGCATAGCCAGCTCCGCGCACCAAATGGGGTGAGGTCACCCCGTTATTCAGAAAACCAACGGCACACCGCCAGCAACTCAGGCGATGGTTTCTTTACGCTGGGTTTTTTATTGTTCTTGAACGCAGCTTTGCGCCCGCGCTTGTTCAACCAAGCGGTGGCGTTTTCGTACGTGTTGAACGTGGATACCAAGTGAGGAGGTTTCGTATCTGCCATAAGCATCACGCCCCCATACACAGATTCCCACAGGCTATAGCCTTCGCCCTGTTCAATCAGCTTCATAGTCGCGCACCTCTGTGTCTTTCTTGTTGACCATGGATTTGTAGAAGCCGCCCCATGTGGTAGGCACAGCGGCTCCCGCCTGTAGTTCATGCGCCCAAGCAAGGGCTTGTCTAATGGATTTGACTTTGTCTTCCAACAGCTCCCGTGAATCGGGATCGTTCGCCACACGTAGCTTGCGCACAGCAACGGCAAGCTCACCTTGAGTACGTTTGACAAGCCTCGCCTTCAACGCTTTATGCAAGGTGTCAGGTATGCGCCGCTCGAACGGATGCTTCCTGCGCTTGCCCCATTGCACCGCCTCGAACAAATCAAGGATGGGCGCACGCTTGGTCGCCGATACCCAATCAGTCCAGTGCGTACCATCGTTCCATATCCCAGTTTTTGATTTGGCTACGGATGCAGGCGTGTTGCCCTCCACTTTGGATAGCTTGACGCAATGCTCGTGCAAAGATTCCATCAATGCGAGATACCAACCAAGGGCATCGTGTCGTGCCTGCCCCCTGTCTTGGTTCATCATGACCTTGACGTTCTTTATCTCGTACTTCAACGGCATCAAGAACTCACGCCACAACGTGCGGTGCGTGCGCTCCTTCGCGTTCAAACTTTTCCGTTTTTTCTTCTCGACCATGTGCGATTGAATCAAGTCCGCTTTGTATTCAGCGGGTAGATTGCGCTTGCTTATAGCTTCGGCAAGCTCGGCGGGTTGCATCCGAAGGTAGTGTTCGGTGGTTGGCAACTGAGGATCGTCTGCTGTTTTCATAAATTTCCTGGATATTTTAGGGGGTTGTTTAAAAAGTGTCCGTCACATTTCCAGTATATACAAGAAAGTGGACACGCACAAGTGCTCGGCAACCCCGCATGAACGCTGGATTGTTGACACAAGATGTTGTGGTAGTGCACTAAAAACATCACAATCCTGAGAACGCTTTAACCAAGGCTAAAAGAAAAACGGGAAAGATTGAATTTGAAAACACGCAAGAATATACCTATATATACACACCCTTATATATATATAAATATAGATAAAGATATATATAGTGCCTTCAAATTGGGACGCCCAATGTTCATGCGGGTTTGAACGCGTCCACTTTCTTGTGTATACCGGAAATAAAAGGGACAGTGAATTTCTCATGTGATATTTCCGGTATATGAACACAAATGGGGTGCAGTCACCCCGTTTTCAGGCAAACAAGTCCTGTTGAACTGGCAGTAAGTCTTTGCCCCATGTGCGAAGGTGTGCTTCGTCACGAAAGACAATGCCTCGCTCGTGCACCCTGTCTTTGCGATAGACGATGACCATGTAGTTTGAGCCGCCGTGTGGGTAGTGGCGTTCCATTTGGTAGTCGAAGCCGCCTTTGGTGAGGGTGCCGACTTGCTCGATGCGGTAGGGAAGGTAAGTGCGCATGATTATTCTCCTTGGTTGAAGTCGATGACAAGGGTGCAGGTTTTGTAAGCACGAGCGCAGGCTTTGAGCCAGTCTTGTGCGTCTTGCAGGGTGTCGAATTTGTGGGTGCGATGTGTGCCGTTGGCAATCGTGGTGATGGTGAACATGAAATATCTCCTGTTTGACATGAAAGTGAACAGCGCAAGAGCCTCGCCCTTGCGCCGCCGTGGAAAAAATGGGGTGACGAAACCCCATTATTGGAAAGAGACAGATTCGCGCACGAGCTTGAGCCACGCATTGAACTCTGCCTTGGTCATACCCTGAGCAATCTTGATTGCCGCATCTACCTTGGCTTGCGCCACGACAACAGGCTCACGCTTGCCGCTTGATTGCTGGGCGTCTGCTTTGGGGTGCAGTCGGTGGAACTTCTTGAGCATTTGCTCGGCGGCGGTATCTTTTTCGAACGTGAGCCAGTGGAACTTTTGCGATTCGTGCGGGTCAACGCCGTAGTGCTCGCCGAGGATGGATGCGACAGCGTTGCGCCACGCCTTCAGGCTCATGCCCTTGGCTTGCTTCGTCAGGTCAGCGGCGTTGCGTTGCAGTTGCGCATCGAGCTTGACTGTGTTGATGATGAGGGTTTTGAGTGTCGTTGCAGTCATGATTGATTCTCCAAAAGAAAACGGGGTGAACACACCCCATAAAAAAACCCCGCAAGTGGCGGGGCAACACAACGAGCCAGTTGCCTGATTCGTTACACTCATTATACCACGAGGGTCGTTGCGTCTTCGTGCTTTGGTGTTACTGTGAGGCGTTGCGATGTCCAAAACTGAGAACTATTGACCCCACTATGGGGGCACCAACCCTATTTGGCGACCCTCCGCCACGCAGACGTGAACACTGTTTCGTAACCATCCTCTGCATTTTTGTAATTCTTTATACCTAACCCCAATCCAGAACTCATATTTCCTACGAGAAATCACCCCACCCCCAAAATTTTCTAAAAAATTTCCAAGAAACCTTGTCTAACGCTGTACACTGGGTTCGTTGGTGGTCAAGCATATCTGGCGATAGAGTAGGGTTGGGGGTCCCCGGCCGCCACCAACAACAAATAAAAAAACCCCAGCCATTTCTGACTGGGGTTTCAAAGAGGCCCGGAAAAGCCCCCACAGGAGAAGCAATGTCACAACTGCAAGTTGCATCACTACCGGAAGTGAGTATACACTACCACCATCGGGAACGCAACCCGCAACCCTTTCAGGAATAAATGCTCGATCATCTGTTGGACTTCGAACCGCCCGTGCACCCGCACAACACCCGCGCCGCCAAGGCGCTGGATAAGGCTTCGCCTGACGAAATACTGAACGCCCAAGTAAACACCACCGCGTGGATGGAGAAGCTCGGTATTGACGACGACGAAGCTGCGCTCAAGGAAGCCAACCACAAAGCCGCCCAAAAGGTATTCACAGCGCTCGCATCCAACGCGCCTGTGACCGAAACTAAAACCCAGCTCACGACAATCAAAACGCCAGAGGCTGTACGCCATCTGGTTGCCATGCTGTCTGCCTACGACTGGGAGTTCGTGGAGCAGGCTAAGAACTTGCGCGGCATGGCCGTGGCCAAGATCTTGGAAGAAACCAACCATCCCGACGCACGCATCCGTTTGAAAGCCCTCGATATGCTGGGCCGAGTCACGGAGGTGGCGTTGTTCACCGAACGCATCGAGGTCAAGAAGACCGACATGACCGACTCCGAGATCGACAAGAAGATCAAGGAGAAACTGAACAAGTTCATGGGTGTCGTGGACGTGGAAGATGTGAGTGACGTAAGCGACGTGTCAGAAAACCAAGACGGAGGCTCGCCAGATGAACCTGAGCAACCTGAACCTGACGCCGTCTGAGATCAAAGCGCTCCAAGCGGCACTGCCAAAGATGTCAGTGCAGGAGAAGATCGAGCTCATGGATATGCTCGAGGAACGCGAACGTCGGGCGTCTATGTACAGCGCTCGGTCAAACATGATCGACTTTGCCAAGCACGTCTACCCCGGGTTCAAGGTCGGGCCCCAGCACAGGAAGCTGGCCAAGATATTCCAAGAAGTGATCGAGGGCAAGAAAAAGCGCGTGATTATCAACATTGCGCCACGTATGGGTAAGTCCGAGTTCTCGTCCTACCTGTTCCCTGCGTTCTTCCTAGGTAATTACCCTAACAAGAAAATCATCATGGGCACCCACACCGCGGGTCTGTCAGAAGACTTTGGTCGTCGGGTTCGTAACCTGCTGGACACCGAGGAGTACCATGAAGTTTTTCCAAACACGGAAGTGGCAGCAGATCAGTCGGCTGCTGGTAAATGGTCTACAAGCGCTGGCGGTCAGTACTATGCTGCTGGTGTCGGGGGCGCTCTTGCTGGTCGTGGTGCTGACCTGTTCGTTATTGATGACCCTCACTCCGAGCAGGACGTGAAAATTAACTCGCGTCTAGCGTTTGACACGGCGTGGAATTGGTTCCAAACGGGCCCTCTGCAACGTCTGATGCCGGGTGGTGCGATCATCGTCATCATGACCCGCTGGTCCTTGCTGGACTTGACTGGCCGATTGATTGACTACCAGACCAAAAACCCAGAGGCTATTCCATGGGAGATCGTAGAACTCCCCGCCATACTGCACGAGGACACCGAACAGGAGAAATCCTTGTGGCCAGAGCAGTGGCCGCTGGAGCTCTTGAAGGCGACCAAGGCGTCAATCGACCCGCAGTTCTGGAACGCCCAGTACATGCAGCAGCCAACGAGCAACAATGCTGCGATCGTGTCGAGGAAAAGCTGGAGAATCTGGCCAAGCGACGAGCCGCCCCAGTGCGAATACGTCATCCAGTCGTGGGATACGGCGTTTGAGACCAAAAATCGCTCTGACTACAGCGCTTGCACCACTTGGGGCGTGTTCTACAACGAGGAAGAGAACCTGACACCGCAGTTAATCCTGCTGGATGCGTTCAAAGACCGCATGGCCTTCCCAGAACTGAAGACTGTGGCGCTCAAACACTACAAAGACTGGAACCCA